ACATCCGTACAACCTGCTGATCTACTCATTGTTTCCGGTCCCACGCGCAAGATTGAGTTATTTGCTAGCGGCACCAAAGCAAAAAAATAGGCATGTAGTGATAAGCAGGCCTGTTTCCGTGAGCGCAGTCTCATCGGGATAGACACTATCGAACGGTTAGCTCCATGGCGCAATCCAGTCGTTAGAGCCTTAACCCGGTTTTCCGTTCCACTGCACCTTACACCCCAGATACATAAAATCGCTGGTGGCGCCTTCCAAGTAGACGGTCATTCCCGCAGCAGCAGCTACGCCATTCTGCACGTAGCCCTGCAAGGCTACAAACAGCCCGTTTCCGAAGGTGGTGGCCTTGTAGTTCATGATCGGGACGGTGCGCGCGACCCACCAGATACCATCCGAACTGGTGAGCATTACTGAGCTGCCCGCCGTGGATTGACTACTGACGGCAATGAAGTGCCCGTTGCCGTATGAAACGTCCGACCATGAAGAAACCACAGGCAATGTCCGCGTCGTCCAGTTGATGCCGTTGTGACTGGTTATAGCGAGCTGCGTGTTTACCCCGGCCAGGCCGCCCGACATTGCCACCCACACGCCGTTGCCATAGCACAGGCTTTCCCAGTAGCCGGCAATGTGCAGGCCGCGTGCAGTCCAGGTGAGGCCGTCGGTGCTGGTCACGTAGTTGGCGGTATTGGTCGTTGCCATCGCAACGAACATGCCTTGAGCGAAGCGCACGATTCGCCAGCAGACGCCTACCGGCAACGACCGCGCGGTCCAGTTGATGCCATCCGGGCTAGTGGCGTATGAGCTGGACGCGGTTGTGTTGCTGCCGTGAAAGGCCACATAGAGTCCGGCGCCGTACGCAATGGATCGGTAGGTCGTTCCAGCTGGCGCGGCCGGCATCATTCGCAGGGTCCAGGTGTAGCCGTCTGGACTGGTGACGCATCTGTCCGTGCCGGCCACAGCAATAAACTGGCCGCCCGCCCAGATCACGTCGGTGTAATGCCTGCCGGTTTCCCCGTACATAATCACAGTCCAGCTCAGGCCATCCTGGGAAACGCCGATTGTGGAGTTTTCGCCCACGGCCACAAACAGGCCGTTGCCATACGTGACCGATGCCCAAGTGCCACCGACAGCGGCATTCATCACGGCAGCAAACATGCCTTGTCCGCTTGGGGGGAACTCGGCCGCCAGTTCAGGAAAGGCGGCGCGCGAAACAGCGGTGCCGGTCGGCCGGTAGTTGACGCCGGAACGCATCATCAAGTCGGCAACTGCGCCCAGGGGGACCGTTGTGACGGACTTGACTGCGGATCGTAGAAAACGTCCCATTTAGATTGCCTCCTTCTCATAGCCAGAAATGTAGTAATCCACCTCTGCCTTGTCACTACGTACAAAAATCTTGCGACCCACCGACACGGCAATGCCGGTGCGTTCAAGGGGTTCGTTAGGCTCCATCGGGGCGTCGTACTCCAAGAACACGGTGCCCGGTGCCTTGGTATCCGGCCCTGGGCCAATCGCCAGGCGTACCCGGACATTGCCCCCGGTTTTGTTGCAGAACGAAACCGTGGCGGTGGCCGCGGTCGCCGGCGCTTGGCATTCGTACGCCATCACCTCGGCGCCGGCGGCCAGGTTGCCGCCTCCTAATGTTCCACTTTTGACTGGCATTGAAACTCCCTCTTAAAGTCCTGCTGCATAAAAAAAATGTTCGGCCCAGCTGTTCGCGGCGCGTTTGCTGTTCATGTATTGGGGGTGCGGATCGGCGTGCGCGACGTGCGACGACAGGCGCGCGGCATCCTGTTCGATCGCGCTGGCAGCCAGGCCGATACGGTCGTAGAACGCGTCGGCTTCCGCCTTGGTCAGATAAATCGGGTGCGGGTCGGCTTTGGCTTCGTGGGCCGCGATCGCGTTCAGTACCGACCGCTCCGTCGCATAGGCGTACTGCGATACGGTCAGATCGACGGCGGCCACGCTCGCGTAGGCCACAATCATGTAGATCACCAGGGCGCGGCCCTGGCCGTCAACGGGCAGCGGCTTTTCTGTGGCCGGGTAGTTGCCCACGGCCATCAACATACCGCCAGACGCGCGCCCGCCGATCAGGCCGATTTCGCGCACGGTCCAGCCCCCGACGTTTTCGGGAATAGCAGCCTCGAAAACAAGCCAGGTAGGGTGGTCCGGGTGCACCGTGATGCTGCTGATTTCCGCGCGGTAGACCTCGCGCACCAGGCCGGCCTGCGCCGCGTCCGGGTCCGTGGCGGCGCCGGCGCCGTCGCCCAGGGCGAGATGGGTAAATCGGGCCGTCTGCTTGGCGGCATGCGCGGCGGCCAGCTCGGCCAGGCCGCCGTTCGTGGGGACATTGAAAAATTTGCTCATGGGGCTTTCGGATAAATGGTGGTAACGACGATGTCTTGGCAGGCCGCGCCAAAGTAAACCTTGGACCTGGTGGTGGCCAGCAGCCGCACGCTGAAATGGCTACGGACCGGCTTGACGGCCGCAATCTGCTGTTCGACGGATGACAGGAACCCGCCCACCATGCCCACGCCTTCGGTGTCGATGTCAACGTGGAACGTGTAGGGCGCGCCCTGGGGCATGGTTTCCCACCATTCGACAACCTTGCCGACCACGCCCAGGGAGTCCAGCGCGGCGCGCAGGGCTGCGCGGGTGCCCTTCTTGCGGTGTACCTGGTACGACGCGGCGATGACCGCCCGCTTTTGCTCCTCGGTCCAGGCGTCTATCCAGCCATCAACCGACATCGTGGAGGCCAGCCAGGGCAGCAGCGGGGCGGGGCACGTCGCCGGGTTCATCAGGTCGCCCAATGGCGCCACCAGGTCGCCCAGGCGCGCATTGACGGTCGCCAGGTTGCGTTCCAGGCGCGTGGCATTCGGTGGCAAGAGGCTAGTCATGAACGCCGCCGTACTTGACCATGCTCGATGTGCAGTACGGCGCTTGAATGCCGCTGGTCTGGATGCTGGCCGGCGGCTGCGTCAGCTCGATGCGTTCGACGCCGGCGACGTGCAGGGCCGCGTGCAAGCCGGAAATGGCAACGTCGCGGCCCAGCTGGTGGCACTCGGCCACGTAGTCGTCCAGGCGCTTTCTGGCTTCGGCCAGCACGATCGAGGAATCCGGGCCGGGAAAGGTGAATAGCTTCGCCTCTACCTGGTAGCTCACGATCTCGGCCGATTGCGCGACCACGTAGTCGGTGAGGGGGCGAACGTCTTCCTGGTACAGCGCCTTTTCGACGGCCGCCAGCAAGTCGGCGCTGGCGGCGCCGGTGCTTTCGCGCGACAGCACCGTGACCAGGACCGATCCAGGCTTGGGGCTGTACACCGACGCATCGAGCACGCGTGGATCGGCGGCGCGGGTGGCGGACACGTACGCCCCTTCCGGGCCGGCGACCGAAAACCCCTCGGGCGCCAGCTGCACGCGCTTGCGTAGATCGCTGTCTTTCTCCATGACCGGCGCGATGTCTTCGTCGGGGTTGCCCGGATCGAGGACCAGGCGCTTGACGCCGAACAGGGCGGCAAGGTGATCCAGGTCCGACTTTTGGGCATAGGCCAGCATGACGCTGCGCGCGGCATCGTTGATGCGCTGGCGCAGGACCATTTCCCGGTAGGCGTTCTCCTGCAGGTTAATGACCAGGGGTTCGGATTCAAACGCCAGGGTAGCGGCCACTTCGGCCCGCTGGTCTGCCGGATACAGGGCGATCAAGGCCGCCTTGCGCTCTGCATAGATCGTTTCAAAGTCCAGCACTTCCACGACCGTTGGGACTGGCAAGCGGGCCAGGTCGATAGGGGTCGTAATCATGCGGTCCTCTGTGATGTCAGCGTCACGCTGGTGGCGATCGCTTCGCGGGAAATGTTGGTGGTGCCGTAGATGTCAATGACTTGCGTGCCTGGCGCGGCCGGGTCGATCGACAGCCCGATCCGCGTCACCTTTAAGCGCGGTTCCCATTGCATCAAGGCCGTGGCGGCTGCGGCGTAGATGCGCACTTGGGTGGCCGGGTTGTTCGGTGCGTCGACCAGCTGGTACAGGTCGGACCCGAACCCTCGGCGCTCGATGCGCGACCCGCGCGGCGTCGACAGAATCTTGGCGATCGACTGGTAGAGATGTTCCAGGCCGCCGATGGATCGGCCGGTAGAACGGTTCATGCCCTTCATGGTGGTCCCTTAGTTTTGAACGATGGAAGTCACGATGCCGCTGCGCACCGTGACCGTTTGTTTCGATGCGGTCGCAAAGGTGCCGCTGGCGCCATTGCCAATAATCGCGCTGGCGAATTTGCCTTGGCCCTTGGCGGTCACGTTGCCGGCTACGCCCACGTTGTCGTCGACGTCCACATTGCCCGTTACCTTGCCGTTGCCGTCCAGGGTGAACAGGGGCGTGGTGACGTTGACCGATGCCGGCGCGGTCAGGCGCACGGCGCCGCCCTCGGGCAAGGTGGCTAGCAGGGAGTGCTTGGCATGGTCATACTCGATCACGGCGCCATCGGGATACGCCCTGGTGTGAGTGTCCGGGCTGTGACTCGGCGCCGGCGCGTTGCCGGCATAGATGCCGCACAGGGCCACGCCGCTGGCAGGGTCGCCCCCAGGGCACAGCAGCAGCACGTTTTCCCCCACTGTCGGCGGGTTCCAGTCGCGCGTGGTGCCGGCGGCGAAGGCCAGCCAGCGAATCCAGTCTGTCTCAAGGTCGCCGGTTTTCACGCGGCACGTTTCCGCCTGGTGGTTGACGGCGGAAACGGTGCCCTTGCGGATCATGTTCAGGATGAGGCGGAGTAGTTCGGTTGGGTTCATAGCGCCATCTTGCCGCCCTCGCGCGCGCGTTGCACCTGGCGGCGTTTGTGCCTGCAGCGGCTACGCTTTGATACCCATTCCAGCCTGGCGCCGGCGGTGGCATTGTGTCCGCGCCGCGCGTGGCGCCACTGCCGCGTGCCTTTTAATCCACCAGGAACCCCGAACTGTGAAACCGAAAGACGCTGTACCCTCTTATTTGAACAAACTCCACCAGGTAGACGCGGTCGACTTCGTGCGCGACTTGCCGCCCGCCTCCATCGACATGCTGTTGACCGATCCCCCGTACTGTTCCGGCGGGCTGCACAAGTCGGCGCGCGACAAGCCCACAGGCGTCAAGTACATCAATGCGTCGACCAAGACGGACTACGAGGACTTCGACTTCGACAACATGGACCAGCGCTCGTGGCTGTTCTGGTGCCAGGGCTGGCTGTCGGGCGCGCAGCGGGCGTTGAAACCCGGTGGCCTGGTGGTGTGCTTCATCGACTGGCGCCAGCTGCCGGCGTTGACGGACGTTATCCAGGCGGCCGGCTTTACGATGCGCGGCATAGCTGTATGGGACAAGACGGTCGGCCGCGCGCGGCCGCGCAAGGGTGGATTCAAGCAACAGGCGGAATTCATCGTTTGGGCCAGCAAGGGCGCCCTGCCGGCGGTCGACGTGTACCTGCCTGGCGTTTTTCAGTCGCAGCTGACATTCCCGAAAAACCACTTGACCGAAAAACCGTTGGAGGTAGGGCGCCAGATTGTGCGTCTGGTCCCTCAAGGGGGAACCGTTGTCGACCTGTTTGCCGGATCGGGCACGTTCTTGCTGGCGGCCAAAGAAGCGGGGTTGAATTGGACCGGGTGTGAGTTAAACAAACGGTATTACGCCCTCGCGTCAGAACGCCTGGCGGTTTGAAGTCTAGAGAAGAATTATGCGTTCATCAAAATTTTTATGACACAAAATCATGTAAGTCGAACATTATGTCGACAAACGGTGTCCTTGTTGCCGCAATAGTTCGGGTGGGATTTCAGGAAATCCGATATCTTGGATTACATCGGCAAGTAAAAAATGAAGTTCTTTTACCTGCTTTAAAGATGAATCAATTTGATCTTCATTTTTGCTGCCAAGATTCGGATTGTCATTATCCAATAATTTAAGTAAATCAAAAATTGAAAAAAAATCTTTTTTCGATTTTGGTAGATTGTTATTTATAGCAAAATACATTTCTGCAATTTCTTGCGACTGTAAATTTTCTTCAATGTTTTTTTCGGTTTTGGAGATTTCTTTCCTGAACCAATTTGTTAATGAAACTACTGCACCATTTAAGCGTTGAACCCCAAAAATTATACTTCCGATTTTTTCGAAACGCTCAGCCATTAAATTCTCCTAAAAATTTAAACAAGCACCAATAAATTTATTAAATGTAAAAATGCCTCACAATTTTTATAAATAAAATGGTGAGGCTTTAAATTGAATATCTAATAGAACTAGAGATTATCTCAAAGTTTTACAATATTCAAGCTCTTCATTGTACAGGCGAAACTTAACTTCGTCACAGACGATTTTATCACGCATAGAGGGCGCGTTCCTGCAGACCTCATCCATTTGCAGCCATGCTCGATAGGCAGCTGCCGTGCAAGCTACTTGAGCGCCGCTATCACTTGGGGCAGCTCCAGGTGGATACTCACCCGGAACACTCGGAATGCTACCAGCGTCAGCGCCGCCCCCTGCAAAAGGACCTCCACCACCTCCACCGGCATCGCCACCGCCACCACCTGGTCCTGTAATAACCACAACAGGATCACAGCCGTTAGTTACCGGGGTTTCTTCTGATTTCGACGAAGATTTCTCAACTGCCACTGCCTGTAAAGAGGTGGCCTTATTAGCACCAACTCGTTGTTGAGCATCCTCGTCGTTGTTATCACAACGAGTGTTGGTACTATTTGAGTCAGCATCCGATTTTTGTACTTCCCATCCATCAGCCGCGACTAGTAAATTCACCAAGGCTTCTTTGTGGCCGCCCTGAATTTTTACCGGGCGCTTAGGCACTGTCAGCTGATCCGAAGACATTACAAGCATTTTCCAGCCTGTTAGGATGTCGCCCGAAATTTGAAATGCTTTTCCACTTGTACTATTGAACCCATAAAAATACCCTTGGTCATCATAGTGCGCAGTGTGAACTATGCCGTTAGAAAAAATAACGCGGTCCAGTAGTCCATCCCTATGGTAAATGTATTCGCCCTTAATACCATCAGCGCGTTCAGATGTTTTTAAGTTTCCGTCCAGATACTGAAACCTGGTTTTGTTTTTCCCGACAATCTTGGCGGCGACATTTCCATCACCAAAGACCAATATTGGAACCTCAGTCAGTTCTTTATATTTTGGAACTGCCGATGCTCCATTCGCCGCATAGGACTGACCGGCTATTAAAAAGCATGCAACTACAATATTAAGACGCCAGTTGTTTTTCATCAGAGGCACTTGCAAAACTGGTCACGTGTGTGAATTTGATCGCCGGACTCGGCATGATGGAGGGGCGTGGGCGCCCATTTCTGGCATGATATTGGTTCTGAAGACAACATCAAAACGCCCACACCATGA